ATTTGACATCTATTCTGAATTTGTGGCAATTCAAATGACAATGTCATTCGCCATCCATTCACCATATCAGGCAATCCTTCACGAATTGTTTCCAACTGAACTGATTCTTGCATCACAAATCTGTCATAATAAGTTGGTGAATTTAATGCTGCCCAAATATCTTGACAAATTGAAAAGGTATCCGATAATGTGTCTTGTTCGTTTGATTGGTCTGCTTTTTGTATATCCAAAACCAACAAATTTATATTCACAGTCAATGTTTTTTCGCTTATTGAACTGGGCAATAAGTTACTCCATACAAGTGGATATTGTTCCTGTTCACTTGCAGAGATGTCAGATTCTTCCCCAAAAACATAGCCATTGACTTGACTATGACTTTGGCTTATTGATTTGACTATGTTGAGAATTTGATTGAGGCTTGTGTACACCATAAGTTTGTGTTAAAAAAGTTTGCAGTTTAATGATATTTTTTTTGTTAGGCTTAGCAGTCATTGCATCCATAATTTAAAAATCCTCTATCAGTTGGAATATTTTGAAAATTATAATCACCTCTGCAACAATCTGAACCACCAATCACCATACCTGATGTGTAGTTTGTACGATTTGCAAAAATGGTGTCAATGTCCACATTTGTCTGAGTCAAATACAATGGATAAGTTGTTTGATTTGCTAATAAGAATTTTGTCAACCTTTCGGCATACCATTCTGCCTTGTTCTTTGCTCTATCCATAAGCATTTGAATCTCATCCATACTTGCAGGATTCATATTATCGGCATTCTGAACTCCAACTGCTTTGTTGAAATACTTATAATTGATGTTTAATGGCAATTCCATTCTGCAATACCAAATCATTGTTGGTTGTATGTATAAATCCAAAAGGTCTTTGTATTTCTGACTAACTGAACCACCTTCAATTTCGCTTGAAATATCTTTGTAAAGTGATGTTCCAAGAATTGGCAGTATAAAATAATTCTGCACATCATAAATTGTTGGTGTCACAACTTTCATATCAACATTGTCTTGCAAGATTGATTCTTGTTTCAATGTCGCTTCGCTTAAAAACATTACTTTTGCCATCTTATTTCTTTACTCGTTTAACTAATTCTTGATTCCATATGTGTCTGCAATACGGCAAATTCACATCTTTCTTTGGGTCGTGATACCAACCACCTCTTCTTGTAAAAGCATCGTAATCAGGGATGCCATAAAGGTCACCCAATTCTTGTGAAATCATATCAATGTCTTCCCTTGAAAAATATCTTGGATTGCTCATCATTGCCTCACAAAAATCCCTTGACTTTCCACCTTTGACAAGTGCAGGTGCATCAACTCTTAATGCGTATTTATAACGAATAAAAAGGTCTTCAAATGAACTGATTTTTCTGTCTTGTCCTTTGCTTGTGATGACTATTTCCTTGCCAGTTGTATCAATTAACTTTTCAGCAATTAATGTTTCCAAAATGTTTTTGATTTCACTCTTTGAAACCTCCAAAATTTTAGCCAATGAATCTTCTGTGATTGTTGGTGTTTTCTTGATTAAATCCAATGCACCTTCTTCTATTTTAGTTAGTGCAAATTCTTGTCTTGAAAATCCTTGTTTTGTTTGTTTTAATGATTCAAAATTTTCAATTGGTTCACCATATTTTTGGAAGATAGTGAAATCAATGTTTTCATCGTTTTCTTCGTGTTTGCAATTTGCAAATTGTGATGGTGTACTTCCTATCACATCACCACCTTCAACTGGTGGTTTGTTGATGATTGCCCTTACCTCATTATTTGTAAGTGTTGAAATCACTTTGTTTGCAACCAATGGTGACAATGCATTCAAGTCATCCACAACAGATGTGTTCACATTTGCTTTTATATCCAAAGGTTTTCTTCCAATGATTCCACGCATTTCATCTTTGGTCAAGATTCCCATCAATGTTGATTCACTAAATGATGGCATCACCGGGTCAACAGGTTTGATGAAAATTTTTCCTTTTACAGGTGCGAAAATATCAAAGATTCTTCTTTGAATTTCTTGTTTTGGTGATACATAAGTATTTTGAAACAAATTGAATGCATCAATCATTTCATTTCTGCCACCCAATTGTCCTTCTGTACGCACACCAAAAAGCATTGGTGATACAATCTTATGTCCAACAAATATTTCTTCTTGAATGGTCTTGTTTAAAGCATCATATTTTTTGTCAAAATCACCTGCACTCAAATCCAAAATTTCAGGTGTTCGCAATGGGTCATCCACAAAGTCAATCACCATTGTTCCTGCTTGGTCAGTTGGTGAGAATTTTGCCTTCATTCTTCTTTCTGTTGCCTTCATTTCCTCATCCGATGGAACACCATTCTTGAAGACAATCATCTTTGAACCTTTGAATGAATTTTGTATTTCTGCACGATGGAAATTTGCAATTTCGCAGTCAGTTATGATTGCAGGAACTGCCCCAATGTATTCACCAAGTGTGTATGTTTTGATACCGGGTCTGTATGACTTATAATAGAAAACAAATTCAGCCTGTTTTTCATTTGGATTATACAATGGTAAGGTCTTGACATCATCAGGTTTGATATTTGTATTTTCAACTCCATCATCAGTCAACCAATTATCACTCAAATAGAATTCTGTGTTGTCAACATTTGAACGAACCTTTGAATAATCTATATGATACAACGCAGCCAATTCACCTTTCTTGTTGTTTACACCTTTCAAATAAAAGCCACCAAAGATTTCATTGTCCAAACAAGTCTTTGCCATTAAATCTGTCAATGATTCGTATTCATTTGGGGCATCAACAAACGATTTTAGCAATGCAATTTGGTCACCTTCCATACCTATTTGGTCAAATGTCCATCCTTGACCCTTAATGTATGATTGTTTACTTGTGATGATGGCATTGTGTTTCGCTGAACGATTGAATAAAGTCAATAAAAATTCAGGATAATTGTTTCCTTCTCCATACTTTACATATGGAATTTGTTGGTTTGATTTTGGTTCAACGAATGATGGGACTTTATCGTTGGTGAAACCAATTGATATTAATGATTCTTTAAACATTTTGATAAATTATTGTGTCGGTATTGTCGGGTTCATATAGTGTATTTGATGATGCAGATGGGACAAGCCACATCAATCCTGATTCAAGTTGGTCACCTTTGACATTTACATATTCAGATGCTTGTGTATAATTTGGATTGAATACACATTCATATACTATGTAGTCATAAAAGCCTGGATTTGTCAAATAGACATTTCCATCTAATGATGGCGGATTTGGTTCATCATTTGTAACGAATATTTGCAACTTGTTATATCTCTGTTTTTGCAATGAATTATCACTTATAACTAAATAACTGACATCAAGACTTTGTTGATTCGTTAATTCAAGCAAATAAACAGGATTAGGCAATGTGACATATTCGCTTAATGTCATTATCACATTGTCGTTCAAACCAAATTGCAATCTAATCATATACTATAAATATAAAATTGGAAATTAATTGTCAAAAAAAAAGGGAAACCAAAATGGTCTCCCCTTTCCTCCCTTAATTATGAAACACTATGATAACAAACCTGTAATGATTGATGAAGAAACTTCATTTGCAAATGCTTTTTCCATACCTGTAAAGGTCAATTGATATCCTGTGAAATCATTCATTGCTTGTCCGCTATTACCTGAACCTGCAGTCACTTCCATTCCATTCAATTTTCCAAATAACCAGTATTTGCCATCCTTTGATTCAACAATAATCATCAATCTATTCTTGATTAATAAATCCAAAACATATTGCGTTTCGTATTTCAATTGAACAAAGTTTGCAACGATTGATTGTTCATATGCAACCGTTCCATTTGCAGGGTCTGCTTGAATTGTTTGCGTGAAATTATTTGCACCTCTTGATGTTAATTGAAAAGTGAAAAATTTCTTTCCTGCAGACTTCGTGATATTTGTCACAAATCCACTCGCATTCTCAGTAATTGCCGTAACATTTGACAATTCTGTGATGTATATTTTATTGATACCCGAAACTGCTTCTTTGCAGTCTAAAGAGTATCCACTTATAATTGCACACGGCATATTTTTATAAAATTATGGGGATGGTGTTACCCATCCCCGATTGATTAAATTGTGAACTTAACTACTTCAGTAGTGATACCAATCTGTGTACCTAACTTGAATTTCATTCTCATATACACAGTATCGTAATCTTGCGAATACCACACTTTCAATTCTTCTTCCTCATTCTCCAAGTCAACACCCAAGAACATATTTGATGTTCTCATTGCATACACTTTGTTTGTACCATTTAAACCCGGTGTTGGAACAACTTTCACATTTGTGCCAAGCAAAGTAAATTCACCAAGTGCATCTGTCGGAGACATATAATTTGCCTGTCCAAATACAGTTGTATTAATCATTGCCTGTTGATACAATCTTGCAGTATCAACACCACAGAAGATTCTCAAATCAGGTCTGTCCAAGATAGCAACAGGAATTGCATTGTAAACTCCCTGCATTACACTAATAACATTCGCAGTTGTGATTGTTCCTGTGACAGGTGTTGCGATGAATGGTGATGTATTTGCTTGAATAGGTCCAGTTGCTTGGTCAATGATTCTAATCAAACCATCAAATTTGTTTAAATGGTCTTGCCAGTTGGTTGAACCACTCACTGACTGCCAAATTGCAGTTTCAACTTTCTCACCTTGATTGCCCATAATGTGTTCCATAAATGCTTGGTCAATTTTACCCGGTAATGATTCATAATTTGAACCCGGTGAAAGTAATAATTGTGCATAGATAGTTTCCAAATCTTTCACGCACCAAGATTTTTCTGCCTTGATTCTTCCAACTTCCAAAACTCTTGCAGTGATTGATGTGTCTCCTGATGCGTTTGTTAGTCCACAAGCAGCACCATTTTGCCATACCAATGTGTCATCTAATGATGGGATTTGAATTCTGTACTTCACTCCTGTCAATTTCTGCATATAGGTTGCAGTTTTTGGTTCAAAGAATGATTTGATGATGAGCATTTGCTCATTTGTTTTTGTGTAGCCAGATAAACTGCCAATTGAAAATGCCATATTTTTATTTATTAATTGTTAAATTTATTTCTTTTTCCATTCGTTGTATGTTGCAAAAATATCATACGCAGATTTGGTTTCTTTTTTCTTGAATAATACATTTTTTACAGGTTCAGGTTCACCTGCAGGTTGTTCAGATATCGCATCAACGATTTCAACAATTGCATTGAATTTTTCTGTGTTGCTTTTTGTGATGTCATTGATGTTGTTTGAAATTTCGCTGAACTTCAATTCGTATTCTGCAACCTTGTTTTCAATAGTTGAGAATTTTTCAAGTAAAGAATTGAATGCCTCCAAATGCGATGCAAACATTTTTTCAAATTCATTTGCCATTTCACTTTCAACTTCAATTTCTTGTTCCATTTTTTTACTCTCAATCGCAGTAATCAAACCACCAACTGTTGTGATTTTTGTACCATCAGCCAATTCGTGTACGGCATCAGGTGCAGGTATTACATTTCCATCCTCAGCAACAACCATAATTGCCGTGCCTTCAGACAATTCACCTTCCCATTGAACTATTGTTCCATCTACTAATTTTGCATCATACATCTTTTGTTCACCGAACAATAATGTCTTGATTTTCTCAAATGCTTCTTTCTTAGTCATTGTATTTTTTGCTATTAAATATATTTTTATTTGTGCGTTGCTTTTTTAAGCAATATTTATATTGCTATTTACCATTTGATTCAATTCTTTCAATGCGTTTTCCTTTAATTTATGGTCATCAATTTGTTTTATGATATCAATCATTTGTTCAATTGTTGTCAATGGCTTGTCACCTAATTTTTCAATTCTAAAATCACCTTCAACTGAAAATCCTTTGAACTCACCAGTCTTGATAAAATTGTTCCACACATCTTCATTATCCACTTTATAAGACCCAAACCAACTGCCATCAGGTAATTGCAATCCATCAGGTGCATTGATGCCTCTTTTTGAATCAATGATAAACGATTCAATCATATAAACCCCATCAACAAATTCATTTGGGTTGTGCATTTTGTTGACTTCATTTATATAACCTTTTTTGAAAAACTTGTTTCTGATGTTGTAGATGTCTTGAGCAGTAAACAAACCATAATATTCAAACCCATTTGAATCCCGTCTATAAATTGGTAAATCTGCAACCATTAATGCACCACTAATTATGCGTTTTTCTTTGTCTGCTTTGAAACCAAATTTTCTAAATCCACCCCATTTTGTTGAGCATATAGCAATGGCTTGGTCTTGTTCATATCCATTGTCCATTTCAGTTGAAATACATCTTGACATAAATTCAGATTCGCTCTCATTGTCCTTTGGTTCAATTACAAATTTTACACCTATGCCTTCCAATTTTTTCACAACTGATTCATTGTTGTCATAGTGACAAGTGATGCCCAATGATTTGATTTTTTCAACCTTTGCGTTGTTTGACCCAGTTGCAAATACATTTGATTTTGGAATCCTTAACTCATCTGCAACTTTCATCATTTCAGATGTGTCTTTTCTTGCACTAATTATGTACACATTTGCACCACTTTCAACAAGTTTCTTTGCCATATCATAGCCCCTTTGTGTGGTTAGTGTGTCATCAAAGTCAAATGATATTTTTTCAGATGCCAAATCAATTTGTTGCAACTTTTTACTTGCCCATTCAATACCTTCATCACCTCCCCAAGCCAACCACATCAATGCACCACAATCTTGTTTTGGGTCACCTTTTGAATTTGCACGATGCCTTTCAAATGCTGACATTCTTGCAATCGTTTCACGGCTTATGTTTTCACCATTTGCCAATTGGTTTGCTCTTGTCCAACCCACTTGTGTGCCACAATCAAGTTTGTATTTATCACGCAGTTCAATTGACCTTTTTGCATTCTCTGATGCTGCTTTTGGGTAGTCATTGTATGTTTCAAATTGAGTCTTGAATGCAATCCAATTCATTTCAATTGCTGGGTCATCAACCAATGCCACTGCAGTCACTTCTGCCTCATCGTTTTCTTCAACTACAAATCTATAAATGGGTAATTTTTCCATAACTTTAAATATAATTTTAACCGATTGTTGCCTTACTTTCAATTGACTTCACTTTGTTTTGCGTGTTGGTGATATCAGATTCAACCACATACACCTTTTGGTCAATACCATTTGATTGAGTCTTTATTGATTCATTACCAATAGATACCATATTTGATGAAGGTCTAACCATTGGTGGTATTGCAGGTCTTGAAAATGATGGTGAACCTCCTCCACTTCCTCCGGGAACAGGAACAGATAAAATTGCATTTACATTTGCCAATCCACTTGCAACTGCTGCTGCTGCACTTAATGCACCAATAAATGGGGATGCGACAGTTGATACAGGAAGGAATGCAGATTCAAATGCTTTTTGAGCAGATAAGTAAGTAGAGATTAATGTTGATGTAACTGCAAGTGCTTTTCCTTCAGCCGTGTTTTTACCTGCCAAATCTGCGAAACTATTTAAAGCATCAGCAGTCATATTCAATTGGTTTATTTTTGATTCCTTTTCCTGTTTATCAATTTCTTTCTGTGCTTTTGAAATATCTTCTTTGTATTTTAAAAATTCCTTTTCTGATATTATTCCTTTTTTATAAAATTCTTGAACCTCTTCAAGTTTCTGTTGATTGGTATATTTGGTGTTTGCCAAATCCTTATCCAACAAATTTTTATACCTTTCAACCTGTGCAATTTCTGCATCTGTTCGTTTACCAATTTCTTCAAATGCTTTTTGATTTTTATCAATCAATGCATCTATTTCATTCTTGAATCGTTTGATTGTATCATCATATATTTTCTTTTCCTTTTCATCTGCTTCTTTTCTTTTTTCAATTCCTTTGTTCCTTATGTCAGTTCTTGTTTTTTCAATTTCAACTAATTTTTGATTGTATTCATCTGAACCTTTTTCAAGCAACTTCAGTTCATCCTGTTGCAATTTTAATTTTTTAGCCAATACATCTTTCCCTTTAGCCTCTTCAAGTTCAATTTCAAACTTCCTTTGTTTTAAAGAATTTTCAATTTTTACCTTTTTATCTTCTTCTGCAAATCCTTCATTATATGCGTTGGCAGTTCGTTCACCAAATGTTTTTGCTGATTCAATAGCACCACTAAAATCACCTTTAAATATTTTTGAAATAACATCACCAACAACTTTGAATCCTTCAGTTACTGCACTCAATGTTCCAAAAGCAATTTGTCTAAAATTTGTAAAAAAATCAGTAACAACCTTGAAACCGGGAAATGCTTCTGTGATGGCTTTTGAAAATGACTTCCAATTTGCAACTAATGTACCAACTGCAATTGCAATTGCCCCAATACCTGTTGCTATTAAAGCACCTCTCAATGTGAATAAACCTTTAACTGCATCAACTAATTGGCTTTTGAATAATTTCAATGAATCACCCATACCCAACAATCCATTCAAACCTGTGGCAATGGCAATTGCTGCCTGTGTTTGTGCCATCATTTTTTGAAGATTCTTATTCTCTGAGCCAAACAACTGCATTGCTCCTTGAGCAACTGCAAATCCATTTGCAACACCACCAACTACATTGGCGAATGCTTGGAATTTTGCTTCAGGATTGAATGCTTTGACTGCATTTTTTGTATCCTCAATTTTGTCTTTTAATTCTCCTGCTTTTTTTGCAGTTTTTACAAATGCTTCTGAACCCGGTTCAAGTTGTGCCAGTTCATTGGTCAACTGCCTCAATTCAGATTTTAATGATTTGACTGAATTCTTTGCTTCGTTGTCTTTTACTTTGACACCGATTACTATACCTTCTTCTGTTTCTGCCATTATCCTTGTGTATTAGTATTTAAAATTATGTCCCAATTTCCTTGATTTTGAACAAACCAAGCCGTGTGTCTTGATTTTAAAGTAAATGATGATGACCCACTAATCAATTGATTTGAATTGATTGAATAAACATTGATGTCTCTGCCAAATGAATTGTGAAGAATTATGAATGGATAACCAGTTTTTAATTTCAATTCAAATGCATCAGGCAAAAACACATTTGATTGCTCATTAATCAACCATATTTTTTGTGTGTAATCAACAAACACACTTGTATCTGTTGTGTATTTAATGTCTGAATAAATTGATTCTCTTTGTTTCAAAAATTCATTATTGCTTTTTTTCATTAACATAGGCAAATCAAATTCAGGCAAACCCGGTTGTTCAGGTGAAAATGTCGCTTCACCACCATTTGTTGTTGTTGACTCAGAAACAAAAGCAGGTGCAACCTTTAATTTTAAGAATTCAATTTTGATTGGGTCATTTGAATTTAAATCATAGTCAACTTTGTTCAAACGATAGTACTGATTATCTATTTTATAGAATTTTCTAAATGACAAATTTGACATTTGCAAAGGTGTCAGATGAAAATATGCAGTCACTAATTTTGAATCCTTGTCTGTGATTTCATTGATGGTTTTTAGCCAATAAGAATTGTACAAATTCGCAGTTGTGATTGCAGGTTTGCTTCCATAAAAATATGACTTTGCCGTTGTAACCTCCAAAGAAAATGTTGGTGCGTTGACATCATTTAACATACCTGCATAAGGAAAAGAATTGTAATAAGTCAAACCACTTGTATGTTGAATTGCCCAACTTGATGTAGTTGATTTCAATCCACCATATTGCAATATTCTGATGTTATAAACAGGCAATTCACTTTCGCCTGTTGATGGGTCTTGTGGTCTTATTTTGGTGTAAATTCTATCACTCAATGTTGGTGAATCACTCAATGGTGATGGTGAAAATCCAATTTCAATTGTTTTGGTTTCTTTGATAAAATCATTAATTATATTAAACCTTTGAGTGCTGAATGGTTCACGATAAACATCTTGGTATCGTTTATTAAATTCATCTTCATCTTGCACATATTTCATTTCAAATGTTTTGAAATCCAACAAACCCATTGGTGAAATTTCAATGTCTTTTGAAACATCAAGATATGGTGTGAAATCAACTATGTCATTGGTGTAAAATTCATCTCTTGGTTCAATGATAAATTTCTTTTTATCTATTTGGTCAACTTCAACATAAAGATTGAATGCTTTAATTAAATATTTTAAAAAATCACCTTGTTTGATTTTATCAGGCAATGCAGATGTAATATTAATCACTTGACCTTCTTGATACAATGGTTCAGGATTTGAAAAAATACTAAATCCACTTTGAACAACCACATTGAATTGATTGGTGATACCTGCAGATGATAGGTAATACATCTCACAATATATTTTTGCACCTTGAATCATATTTTCAAGTTTTGATTCAATGTACACTTGTGAACTTTGACCGCTTGACAAGTATAAAGTTGTGCTGCCCAAAATACCTTTATTTGAATTGTATTCTTGAATAATGTTAAAAACAATTCTTATTTGTCCTGTTCCTGTTCCTGTGATATTTATTCCTCCATTAATTGCAAATCTATAATTGCCATTCAATCCACTTGGAAAAAGATATTGATGATTGGTTGTATCAACACCACTTGGTGATGTGTCATTGTTGTTGACATTGAATCCAATTTTGAATGTCTGCGATTGTCTGCTTGTTGAACTTGTGTATGTTAAATTTGATGATGTTGTCATCAAGAATGTTCTATCTTCAACCAAATTTTCAGTCATTCTAAATTCACCACCGCAGAATGGAACAATTAAATTTTTGAATCTTTGACTATTGAAAAAATTTGATTCATAACGATAACCTGATTGTGCAAAAATTGAATCAACAACTTGTTTCACATAAACTGCAGGATACATTGCAGTTTGAATTGGATAAACTATTTCTTGCAATGCAAGTGAATTGTTTCGGTCAATCAATGGGTAAACATAACCACTTCCATTTGGATTGCCTGAACTGAAATTAACATAGGTTGTGCCGTTCTTTATGATGGATGTGTTCCAACTGTTGACAATGTTTGTTCTGTTCCAAGTGTGATTGTACTCTGACAAATCCAAATCAGTTAATTTAAGGTCACCCAAATCTTGAAACATATTGGCGAATTTCCCAATGATTACACAATCGTATTCAATTGCACCATCATTGATTCTGATGCCAGTCAATTGCATATAACCTTGAATTTGTGGTATGGAATTCCTGAACAATATTGCCTCAACTTTTAAATTTGGATTAAAGTCAGGTTGATAATTGTATCGTGTTGAATTTATTGTTGCCCTATCTAAGTTGAAAATGCTTGAAAATAATTGATTGTTGTTTGCGGTTCCCGGTATAGTGATGGTCTTTGTGAAATCTGACTTGCGTTGGTCAGGCTCTTTGATGTCCACAATTGATTTAGTCACAGGTATTGAAATGGATTCAAACAAATCCACATCATACGATTGTGTCACAAATCCACTTGCATCAAATGAATATATTTTTAATTCTGTTATCATAACGATTGTCTAAAATTATCAAAGGTATATTCAATTGTCAATTCAATATTGCTCATTCTCCTGTCATTGACATACTTTTTGAACTCATAGTTGGTATCAATTATGTTGACAGGCACATAAGTGTATGGATTGATTTCCATCATAACAATTGGTGATTCAATAAGTTGCTTCATACCATCGTATTCAGAATCGGTTAAATAGTCCGAATTTATGGTAATTGAATCACTTGCCTTTGTGTAGTAGTTGGTTTTTGCCCTAAATGTTTTTGCATATTCAAGTGGTTGAAATTTCTTGAATTGCTTCCTTTCAACATTTGTTTTGTCTCTGCTCACCTTCAAAAAAGTAAATGAATCAAACGCACCAAGATTGTTCAACCAATGCAACCTTACAGAATCGTATTTGGTGCAAGAATTATCAATTAAAAATAGTGTTTGAAACAATAGGTCTTCTGAAGAATTTAATCCTTCAACTGAATAATAAAATGCTTGTGAATTATTAAATGCCGTTGTGTAAACTTCTTCATAATATCCTGATGGGTTTCCTGCTTTTGCTATGTTTACTGATACAATGCCATTAATTGGTGTATAACCTGCAGTTGATTGAACAATTACTTCTTGGTTTTTATTTAATACCGAAATTCTAATGTATGTCATAACACCTGATGGGTCAAAAAAGGTGATGAATTTTTGTTCATTCCTCCTCAACTTTTCAATAAATGTTTGTTGGTTCAATGTCCTAAATGAAGCATAGGTATTAAAGTCAATATCTAAATTTATATAGGCAGTTTTTGACCAATCAAGAAAATCAAATATTGCATTGCTTGACTTCTTTGGTGTGCCTGATGAACCAAATGAAGCTAAATTAGAATGAATCGTTGGTGTACCACTTACATCATATACTTCCCCAAATTGAACATAGTATTCTGCCCTTGAATTATTACACGATTGAATGCCTGATACATCAAATGCGTTAAAATCATAGCTGACATAATTGCGAATCACTTCACCAATGTCAAATTTGATGGTGTTGACTGATGGTTGTTTTGGCAATAATAGTCTTGAAACTGGGTTGGTTTGTCCAACGATGTTAATATCTGCAAGAAATTGAAAATTTGGTTGTGTCGCATTGGTTGATGAGACATCAAATACAAGTTCATTGTATGCGTTCTGCCAATCATTAGGTGTTGTATTTATATGTATTGCCATTTATATGTTTTTAAAGTTTTTAATCACATTGAATTTGTATGCTGCACCCATTGCTTCAGCCAAATCCCTCTTCAATTTATTTCTGCGTTGTGTTGTATCTGCTTTTTCTTTGAATTGCATTGGAGCAATACCACCGATTTTTGTTCCAACTGCCATTGACTTTGCTGCCTTTTCAATCAAATCCAATTTTGCAGTCTTCTGTTTTGTCTGTTTGTTGGTCTTGTATAAACTTTTGCGTTTTCCACCAATCATTGCAGTCTTTTTTCCAGTTCGTGCAATGTAATCTTTGAATGATTTAATCATCGCAGGTGGTGTATACAAGTTCTTGAATGAAAATTTTGAATTAGGTGCTTTGCCTTTGTTCTTAACACCTTTCACACCATCATTGACATATCTCCAATATTTGACATTTGAAATCACATTCACACCAATACCATCAGCATTGTCAAATGGTTCAGCAATCATTGATTCAGCCAAAGTTGATGCACCTTTTGTTCTTGCCTTTTGTTGAATTCTTTTCTTCATTATAGCAATTGAATCATTGGCAAATGTCATCAATACAGATTCAATGGTATTTTTACTTGCCGTTGAAAAATTTTCAATTGACTCCCCAAATTTTTTTCCAATTTCACTTGCCTTAGACATTTCTTGCCCTTTCAATTTCTCTATCTGATTCCGACTTGTCAATATAGAATGAAACCGTATTCAAAAATTCAATAACATTCATATTGAAAAAATAATCCCATTTAGTTCTGTCGTTGTTGCACATATCATTTATGTTTGCTATCCATCCCCATTTTTCCCTGAACCCATATGTAACTTGTCCACCAACTCCTCCGCTTGTTCCACCAAAAAGGATTGAATATTTTTGGTTAATTGATTGTAATATTTGCAAAAAAAAACCATAATAGGATAAGCATCTTTGATTTTTAACTCATTAAAAAATAGGTCTGCCCTTTGTTTGTGGTTGGCGCCATCATAAGGTAAATATTTGAACCATTTCTTTTCCACACACAACGATGCAAGGATGTTGTGTATGTTTTGTTCAACCTTATTTGGGTCTTTTGTGAAATATGAAACATCAATGTATTGTTCAGCACTTATATCTTGTTCACGCCATTTCACCATAAATTTCCTGCCACCAACTTTGAATTTCAATTTTATCTTTCCATCCTTTGGAATTGATTCAAGATTCGTGATTTCACCAAGTTGTGAATAAAGTTCATTCAATGGCAATGATTCAACTTCATCCAATGTGCGATTGGTTGCCTCAGCCAAGAATTTGCACTTGCGAATAATTGGGTCACTCTCACTTTCTGAGATGATTTTGCATTGCAAATATTGTTTGATTGTTAGGTCTGTGAATGCCTTTATCATAGTATTAAATATAAATTTTGGTTTAAATTGTTATTGTTGAATACTTGCCACTTGGTCGGTTATTTAACTTGTTTAATGCCACATATCGCATTGGGTCAATGCAGTGATTCATTGTATCAATGGGCTTCCCAGTTAGTTTACCATCACGGTCAGTTTCCCATTGGTATGCTCTCAATTCCTTGATGAGGTTGGTTGATGTCTTGGTCACATACAAATCATATCGTTTCAAGATATCAATTCCAATCTTGACTGAGTCAGCACCTTTTGATGCAGGGTGAACATTGAATCCTTGTCTTCTCAATTCTTCAATTGATTTTGGTTCAGCACTATCACAAATCAATTCGTTTCTGCCAAAGTTGATTGACTTCAAGAAATTGCCAATGTCATTGTTGGTCATATTGGTTTGATATAGCAGTTCATCAATCCACAATTTGCCATCTTGTTTCCACACACCTATCAAAGTGGTTGGGTCATTGGTGAATCCAAAGTCCATTGAGTATGCAACCAATTTTGCATCTAATGGTATCGCATCAACTTGTCTCCAATTGTCAATTACAACACCTTGCAAACTACCTATCTGACCAAGACCATAAACCTTCCACCAATTTTCCCAATACTTACTTGTCTTTGCTTTTTCCTTTGCCGATTCAATATCGTTTATGATTGTTTGTGGCAATGCCTCATTGTCTTTGTAAGTCAAAATAAGATGTTCAGAATCTGCCTCTCTCAGCACTTCTGTATGACCCCAAAATTCAGTTGTTGGATTAAAGTCAATAAAGATATCATCACTTGTTCTGATTGCCAGTTGATAGTATGCCTCAAAACTGATATTGTTTGCTTCATTTATGTACAATACATTCCTTCTTGCACCTCTCAATTTTGATTCTTGTTCAGCACTAAAAAATTCAATGTATGAACCATTGGTGAATTTATAAGTCAATAAAGACCTATTCCAATTTTGTTCAAAATATCTGTTTGTCCAATTCATTATTTTCAAGAAATCCTTCATCGCACCTCTACGCAAATGTGGAACGGTCTCTGAAACAATTGAAATTTCAAGATTTGGTTTTTTTATAGCCATATCAATCAGCACCGGGATGATGCCAAATGTTTTACCTGCAGATGTGCCACCTTGAATGACCTTCTTTCTTGCAGTCAATAACCTGATTTTGTCAATTGCCGTTGTATATTTGAACATAGTTTTGGAAATCAAAATGCGATTTGCCCATCGTGTGGTATCCCCATTTTATTGGATTCCTTTGCGTGGAACATTTTATTCTTTGTCATCAGTTTTCACATCACCAAAAAGTGGTTGTTCTTTGACAATCATTTCTGATTTCTCAGTCAAGCCATTCAATCGTTGCGTGATGCTTGTGTTGTACACACCTGCCAACCCACCTTGAATTTGGTCTTCTCTGATGGATTTGCGTATTGCGTGACAGATGGCGAGATAGTCATTATATGCACCTTGATAATTTGCAAAATAATGGCTCAAATCAAATGTATATCCACTATTGCCACAATAAAGTTCAAAGCCTTCCATTGTCAATGCTCTTTCTCTTTTCTCATAGACTGACTTTCCATCCTTTCCAACAAATGTGTGTTTCAGAATCGGATTTGACTTTGCATATTCAACATACTTTTCAAATAGTGATAGCATTAATTCAGGTGTCTGAATGATTTTTGGTTTTCCTGTTTTCATTTAATTAAATATTAAACTTTTACTTTTTTGTCATCCATTGTGATGAACCAATTTTTTCAATTGTCAAGTTTTTTGATTGAGCAAATTCATTAACTGCATCAACAACTCCTTGCCAGTGTTCATTGAAATCATCACCACAGATGATGCCATTTGGCTTCAATCTTGAAAACCAAGCCTTGATATCTTTTAAGACTGATTTGTAATCATGTGACCCATCTATGTATATGATGTCAAGTGATTTTGGTTTGAATAATTTGGATGCACTTATTGAATCTAATTTGATGATTGATAAATTTTCTGCAAAATGATGCAAGTTCTGAATTGCTTCTTCGTGTGTTGGAACAATGCCTGATGTTTTATGTTCTTCTGAGCCTTCAAAATGGTCAATCGCATAATAATCATATTTAATATTTCTATTTAATAATTCAACATTCCACAATGCCGTTCCTCTTCCTTTGTACACACCTATTTCTGCAATCTTGATTTCTTTGGTTGTGTCTATTTCTTGAAGACATCTTTCAAGCAATTTGCCTTGTTCACCATAGGTTGCCCAACCTTCTATTTTTTCAAATATGTGTTCCATTTATTTCAACTTAAATAATTTTGACCAACTTGTTGGAAATGGCATTTCTTTTATAAATTCATAGCCTAATTTATCAAACATAGAAATCCATTGTTCACTTGTTTTGATATTAATATGACCCCAGTCAGCATCCCAATCTGTTTTGTTTGGTGTTGAACTAAATAAAATATAGTTAGGTTTGATTTTTTTAAACAATGAATTGATTTGTCTATCGGTCATATGTTCTGCAACCTCAATGAACAACATCAAGTCAGTTGTAATTGGTTTATCAACAATTGTAAGATGTGGCATTTTTTCAGCCATATATTCTCTATGTGCTTTGAAATATTCATAGGATACCACATTATATCCTTTTTTATAAAATGCATCTGAATATGCACCAACTCCTGCACCATAATCCAAAACTGAACTGAATGGTATTTCTTTTTGAATTGATTCAAATGTTGCATTGCACAAGTTTATAAATCCTTCATTGAATGGGTCAATGCCCATTTCCAATTCTGCTTTTAAAAATTCTTTTTCACTTATCATAGTTCAACTTTTATATTTATTTTACCATCAATAAAATCCTGTTTCATTTTTTTGAATTCAGGCAATATATCATTTCCCATTTTTATTTTTTCTTTCCAATATTGGTTTTCCTTTGTGTCAATATGGTCAATGTCTATATGTGGAATGAATGAATTCTTAAATCCTGCCAACTTACTTCTAATTGAACTTAATGTATCATCAAATCCATAAATGCTTGGTTGAATCAATCCACCTATTTTTTTGATTAATGCCTTGTTATACATTTGACAAGTCCCAATTATATGTTCAGCATCTTCAACTATCTTCCAACTTTCACCTGACTTATGTGGCAACATTCTCAATGTTGTTTTATAATTGTCATTTCTCTGTGGATTTTCCCAAATGTCTTTTCTTTTTAAACCAAGAATGCCAATCATTGGGTCAGCCTCCAAATATTCTTCCATTTCATCCACCCAGTTTGAATAATTGATGACAACATCATTGTCCATTTTAATCAGATGCTCATTGCCTTGTCTTAATTTCCAACCACGATTGATGGCTTTTGCCGTTCCAACATTTTCTGACAATGTGATAATGATGAATTGATTGTATTTTTTCAATACCTCTTTTGTTTCTTGACAAGAATTGTTGTCAATCACCACAACTTGATGCTGAGTCAAATCAACGGTTTCCCATAAACAGTTCAAAGTTTCTTTGGTATATGCAGTCCTTTCGTTTTCTTCCGTGTCATAAACTGCCATTGCAATCAAACTCATATCTTTTTGGGTCTTCCTTTCTTTGGATGTTCTGTTTTCACTTGCAATTCATATCGTTCAATCCAATACATAAAATTTTTCAATGCATCAAGATTGCATCCTGAACAATTACCCGGTCTTATGCCTGTGATATCTGCAACCAATTCTTTGATTTTCATTAATTGGAAAGGTGAGCCAACCCAATCGGATTCTTTTTTGAATACATCCATCACTTTATACAATGTGAATCTGTCACCTGTATCTTCAAATAGTGATTCGTAAATTTGTTGATATGTCATCATAGTTTTTTTATTTCTTCTTTTACTGATTCCCAATATAAATTTTCCAATTTAAACTCTCCATTAGCTTTTTTTGTTAAAAATTCAATTTGTTCAGCTATTCTTAATTCAAATTTTTGCAACTCATCAACTGTAATTAAAGCACATTGTTGAATTTCACTCCAATTCATACTATGCTCATTATTTTGGTAAAAATCTGCATATTCAATGTCGTAAAATTTATCAATTAACTCTTTTGCCTTTTCTTGTGGTGTCATATTTTGAACATTAGTCTTTTTATAATTATTGAAAGGTATGAACCAAATCCACCAATTGCCAATGCCTCAATTATAGGTCTTAATGGTTCACAATAATATTGTATGATATATCCAAACATACAAGTCCAAAATGACAAACACACAACACAATTGAATGGCTTAAAATCCAACCAACTTGGTATCTGATTGAGTGAAAAAAAACTCACCCATAAAAATGCAATTCCTAATATCATTTTAATATTTTTTTATAAACTTCAAATCTTTTTGTCGCAACCTCTTTGATGTGAAATTGCTGAACATCATTGTGTAATTGTTCTGCCAATTCTTCAATCCTGTGTGGATTATCAATCAAATATGTCATATGTTTGTACCAGTCCTTTTTTGTGTTTGCAACCAAGCAATTCACACCATCATTCAACAATGGTGTGTAAGGTTGAACACCTGAAACAATTGCAGCCTTCTTTTTGAATCCTGCCTCCAACAATTTCAAATTTGATTTCATTGAATTGAATCGGTTATCCCTCAAAGGTATCAATGCAATATTTATCCTGTCATAGAAATTAGCATAATTGTAAACATCAGTTGCAGGAAAAAGAAAGAAATGGTCAGGCAATGCCGTTCCTTTTGCACTTAAAATACCTGCCATTGCTTTACTTGTTTCATTGTTTCCATCGTATCCACCATAAACCATTCGCATCTTGTTTTTATAATCTGATTTATACAATGAATAAAGAGAATCAACGGTCAACATCAAATCATCAAAATGCGTAATTGAACCACTCCATCCAAAAGTCGGCATATCAAATCCAACTTGTTTGACTTCAAATTGTTCATTTGGGTTAATTCCATTTGGAATTACATAAGCATTTTCATTTAGTAATTCTGAATGAATCATTTTTTTCATTTCACTATGTGTACAGGTCACGGCAGTTGCGTGATAAACACCTAATTTGATGTGATATGGATGCTTTTTCTTGGTTTGTTCATACAGAATGTGACTTGATGGCAATTGATAGTCATCATCAAGGTCAAGAATATATGGCACATTTGTATCCTTCAATTTTGAAATCAATTGTTCTGTATTTAATGTTTTTGAAATGAAACGATTGGCAACAATCAAATCATATTCTTTTAAGAATTCTTCTGTTGATGAATCAATTTCTGTGACCATATCAATTGTGCATTCAAAATTCTTTGCAATATAATTGTGTGGCACAACTAATCGGTGATAATCAACACCACTAATCTTTGGATAAGATGGAACAACAACCAATATTTTCATTTCTTATTTTTTATTTTTTCTTTTACTGACCTTAATGCTGAATAACTGATGCCTGTTGCCCTTTGAACCTTTTTCATATCACCATATTCAATATATAATCTCACAACACGATTTTCAAATTCACTCAATGACAACATCCATTTTTCTGCCTCTCTTATCTTTATTTCATTGGTGTGTTCATTATTTGGTTGGTGTTTATCCAACAAATGTTTTTGGGTCAATTCTTGTGTCTGAACATACTTTTTTCTGAACTGACCAGTCTTTGAAGACATTTGAAAAATTAATCTGTACCAATAAAAATTCAATGTTTCAATTGTTGGCAATTTTGATATGTCAGTTTCTAAAATGTGAATGCATCCTTCTTGATAAATGTCTTGAAAATTAGATGGGTTGACCTTCTTACAAATCGTTAAAAAATTTGCATCAGTTGTGATTTTCTTAATTATCTGTTCACGAACATCCACTTTCAAATATAAATATTGCTTATTCGTTGAATTCAATTTGTTTTGACAA